GAGCCTGCTCCCGACCGTGAGGAGTTCGAGAGACAACCGCGAGAGCCCGATAAGCAGTGGGAAGCGTTCCTGATTTACCGCGACTTGGGGTTAGATAGAACGATAAAAAGGGCGTCAGAGATATATCGGGAACGGCGCGGATTGACGAGTGCGCCGGAAACTACAAACCGAATTTTCGAGCAATATTCATCACGATGGGGCTGGCGTCAACGTATTAACGCGTGGGAAAGAGAACTCGACCGGCAGCGTCGTAAGGTCGAATATCGTGAAATCCAGGAGATGCGAAAACGACATATCCAGCTCTCGAAATCACTACAGGCCCTTGGTGCAAACGAGCTAAGAAAATGGCTGAAGAAGTCTGAGAAGAAGCTGCAGAACGATGAGGCCCTGACCGTTCGAGAGCTTCTAAAGACTATCAAGGACGGGATAGGGCTCGAACGTACAACTCGTGGAGAGCCGGAGACCATACTGGAGGAGAGAAAACAGATTTCAGTCGACGAGGAACGGAAAGCACTTCGCGTTCTTCTTGGTGACAGCGACGCTCTCGAGGCCGTCGACTCTGTTCTGGATAAGGTCAATGACGACGATCAGCCGTGACCAGCTCGTCGAGAACGGCTGGCGGTTTCGGCTCGAGAACTTCGCCGCGGGTGCGAGCGGTAGGGATTGGATAAAGTACGAGTGGCTCGTCGCGGTCGCCCAGGCCGTGCAGGCGATGGTCGAGAGGGGGAACGCCCGCGTCATCCTGAACGCGCCGCCAAGACATGGCAAGAGTGAGCTCCTGGCCCACTGGCTTCCTTCCTGGTTCCTCGACTGGTACCCGGAGAGGCACGTCATCCTGGGCTCGCACGGCGACGACTTCGCGTCCGACTGGGGGCTCAAGGTCCGCAATGACTTCGAGCTGAACAAGAGGATGCGGACCAGGGTGTCTCCGTTCCGGCGCCGCAACAACGACTGGCAGACCACCGAGGGAGGGGGGATGCGGAGCATGGGCGTCGGCGGGTCCGTGGTCGGCCGCGGCGGCGACCTCATCGTAGTTACCGATCCCCACAAGAGCTGGAAGGAGACTCAGTCGCCGGCCCGCCGCCAGGAGGTCTGGGACTGGTTCAATGCCGACGTGTACTCCAGGCTCGAGCCGGGCGCGTCCATCGTCGTCGAGCATACGCGATGGCACGAGAGAGACCTGACCGGGTACCTACTCGAGGAGCACGAGGACGGCTGGGTGCATATCCGCCTGCCGGCGCTCGCCGAGGACGACGACCTGCTCGATCGTCCGGCCGGTGCCGCGCTCTGCGAGGAGAGGTTCACGAAGGAGCGCCTCGAGAAGATAAAGGTCATCATCGGCTCGTTCATGTTCGCCTGCCTGTACCAGCAGCGGGCGATGCCCCTGGCCGGCGGCCACATCCAGCGGGACTGGTTCCGGAGGTGGACGCCGCGGGACCTGCCGGCGAAGTTCGACGAGCGTCTCCAGTCCTGGGACATGGCCTTCAAGGACCTGAAGACCTCATCGTACGTGGTCGGCCAGGCATGGGGCCGGGCCGGCGCGAAGTACTACCTGCTCGACCAATGGCGCGAGCGCCTGAGCTTCGTCAACACCATCAAGAGGGTGAAGGCTTTCAGCGCGAGGCATTCCGACATCCTCGAGAAGCTCATCGAGGACAAGGCGAACGGGCCCGCGGTCATCTGCGCGCTCGAGGAGGAGGTGCCCGGGCTGATAGCTGTGAACCCGCAGGGCAGCAAGGAGAGCCGGCTCATCGCCGTCTCGCCGCTGATAGAGGCGGGGAATGTTTACATCCCTGATCGTTCTGTGGCATCGTGGGTCGACGACTTCGTGGAGGAGGTCGTCAACTTCCCGGCCGCCGCTAACGACGACCAGGTGGACGCGATGACGATGGCCCTGCAGAGGATGGCGCAGCACACGACCGCGTCGTTCGACATCGTCATCCCAGATTCGGGGACTCGCTCGAGTCCGTGGGAGTTCATACATGCCAGACCGCAATAGCAAAAGTAAACTGAACAAGATGGACTTCGGGGTGATCGGCTACTCCGGCCTCAAGCAGTACGGCGGAATCATCAACGAGGAGTTTTTGCCGAAGCTGCGGGGGGCGTACGCGTCGAAGGTGTACAGGGAGATGGCCGACAACTCGTCGGTCGTCGGCGCGGTGCGATACCTCATCAAGGCGCTCGTCCGGCAGGTCGAGTGGAGGGTGGAGCCGGCGGACCCGAGCAAGGAGGCGCTCGAGCAGGCGCAGTTCGTCGAGGAGTGCCTCTGTGACATGCAGCACACTTTCGAGGACTTCATCAGCGAGGTGCTGTCGATGCTGGATTACGGGTGGTCGTACTTCGAGCTGGTGTACAAGCTGCGCCGCGGCGACACGAAGGACCCGAGCACGTCGAGCCAGTACGACGACGGGAAGATAGGCTGGAGGAAGATCGCGCTGCGTGCGCAGGACACGCTCGACCGCTGGGAGTTCGAGACGGAGACGAGCGAGCTCCTGGGGATGCACCAGATCGACCAGACGACGGGGAGGGCCGCGTTCATCCCGTACGACAAGGCGCTGCTCTTCCGGACCGAGACGTACAAGGACAACCCCGAGGGGAGGAGCATCTACCGCAACGCGGTCATCGACTACTTCTTCCTGAAGCGCATCTCGGAGATCGAGGCCATCGGCATCGAGCGGGACATGACGGGGCTGCTGACGATGGAGGTCCCGGTGGAGATGCTCCACGCGGACGCGCCGCCGAACACGAAGACGCTACTCGCGAACCTGGAGAAGATGCTGTCGGAGCTGAAGAGGGACGAGCGGGAGTTCGCCATCGTCCCGTCGGAGCTGAACCCGAGGGACGGGAAGCCGTCCGGGTACAAGCTCAAGCTCCTGAGCACCGGCGGGTCCCGGCAGATAGACACGAACGCGGTCAAGCTCTACTACAAGACCTCGATGCTTCAGTCGGTGGTCGCGCAGTTCATCCAGCTCGGCATGGCCAATGTCGGATCGTTCGCCCTGGCGTCGACGCAGACGAACCTGTTCGCGGTGGCTCTGGGGAGCTTCCTGGACGTCATCACGTCGACGTTCAGCCGCTTCGGCATAGGCCGGCTGATGAAGTTCAACAACGTCCCCAGGGAGCTGTGGCCGGAGCTGGTGCACGGCGACATCGAGGCGCCGCCACTGTCGGAGATAGGGCCGTATGTGCAGTCGCTTGCGGCGACCGGCCAGCTGCCCGAGGACGACGCCATCCGGAACAAGCTGCTCGAGTTCGCGAAGCTGCCCATCCCGGAGAAGGACGAGGGAGAGGGCGTGGAGAAGCAGAGGCCGAAGGGCGGCCTGAAGAGGAAGCAGAGGGTCATACCGGGCCCGGGCCAGAAGACGCCGCCGAACTACTGCCCGTTCTGCGGGAAGCCGGTACCGATAGTCGGGAGGCCTAAGAGGTGTCCGAGCTGCGGGCGGTCCCTGGTGACCGCCTGATGCCGCTGGTCCGCTACTTCAAGGAGGCCCGCGTGCGGGAGTTCCACCGGTCGAGGAGGCTGAAGGGCCGGCCGGAGTGGCAGGACATGGTGCCGGAGACCCAGGCCGGGCGGGACGCATACGCCATCGCGGCGAAGCACGAGCAGAGATTCTCCCGGGCATTCCTTCACGCCGTTCGGGACATGCTGCCTCAGCAACCTCCCAAACAGTTCCGGACGGCGTGGAGGACCGGGTCCATTTCCGAGATGCTGAACTCATTACCGCTATTCAACGAGGGCAGTACCGACCAGGACAAGGTGTGGCGCCAATTCATGGATAAGATTAAAGACGCCTATGCCGTAGTTATCCAGGACGCCGGGGACGCCGCGACGAAGGAGATGAACGGGGAATTCAAGACGAACATGAAGTTCAGCCTCGAGCCAGTGAAGAAGGCGGCGAGGAAAGTCGTGCCGGTAGTTCCGATTAATCCGTACTCGGTAGAGTGGATAGAGGCAAATGCGCTTGACCTGGTAAAGGACGGAGTCACGAAGCAGCAGAAGTTCGTAGTAACAGACATCATCCAGGACGCGTTCGAGGAGGGCGACCGGATGGAGGAGGTATACGCGGAGATCCGGCGGAACATCGGGCTGACGCGGCGGGAGAACCGCGCGGTCGTAAACCGGCAGATTCTCCTCGAGGAGGGCGGGTACTCTCCGGAGGAGGTGTTCAGGCTTTCGGACAAGTACCGCACGACACTGCTCGCGAAGAGGGCGCAGAGAATTGCGAGGACGGAGACCATCAAGGCGCAGGCGCACGGCAGGTTGACGGCGTGGAAGATGGCGAAGGACGAGGGGCAGCTTCCGGAGGTGCAGAGGGAATGGTCCACTCCCCCCCTGTCGCCGAACCCGTACAGGCCCTGCAAGATATGCCTGGAGCTTAACGGACAGAGAACCGGACTCGACGAGCCGTACGAGTCGTCGTTCATAGGCTCGGTCGAGGGGCAGCCCGCGCACCCGCAATGCCGGTGCACGGAATTTCTAGTGAGGAAAGAAGATGGCGAGTAAGGAATTTCTGGAGGAGATGCTTGCGGAGTCGAAGAAGTACCTGCCCGGATGGCTGTACGCTTCGCTCGTGCAGTCCGCACGGCCCCGCGCCGGCGGGCGCGCCTCGCACCGAACCGACGAGCCGTCGGTACTGGAGAAGCTCGCGCTCGGGGAGATCCGGCCGCGAGTCCTCGGGCATGTGTCCGACGAGGAGCTGGGCGCTGTGTGGCTGCGATTGAACCAGTGGCATGCGAACGCGAAGAGGCGCAAGGCGCCGGTTGAGGATATCGTCAACGCCGCACTGTGGGCGATGAACGAGATGAAGCGGCGAGGGGTGAAGACGACGCCGAGCGACCTGACAGCGGACGTGGAGAACTTCAGGGAGAGCTCCGCGGCGAAGGCCATCGAGAGGCGGATGAAGAAGCTGCCGGCGGACGTCGTCCTGGTGAAGGACTTCGTCAGCATCGTCGGGTCGATGGCGAAGGGGAAGCCGGACCCGAAGGACGTGGACGTGCTCGTCCGTGCCGAGTGGGACAAGGACGCCGAGATGGTTTCGGTCCAGTCGCAGAACGTATGGCTGCCGATACGCAACGCGCTCGACCCGGACAAGGAGGGGAAGCTACACGTCATCACGAACGCGCAGGGCCCCCACGGGGACAACATCCCGCTATACGATCTGATACTCAGGAGGCGGGACAAGTTCGAGACGCACGTCACGAAGGCCGAGGCGTTCCGGGTCGACCTGGGATGCGGGGAGAACAAGAAGGCCGGGTACTACGGCGTTGACAAGGAGAAGAAGCCGGGCGTGGACAAGGTGCACGACCTGGAGAAGGGAGTGCCGTTTCAGGATGAGTCGGTTGACGAAGTTCGGGCGTACCACGTTCTGGAACATCTGGGGGACAAGAACAAAATCATGGCTGAGATATTTCGAGCGCTCAAGCCGGGCGGACTCCTCGAGCTTGAGGTTCCGTCGACGAAGGGCGAGGGAGCATTCGCGCACCCTGACCATCTGTCGTACTGGAACAGGTCGGCCGTCAAGTTCTGGACGGATCCGAAGATGGCGGAGGACCGCCCGGTGTACAAGCTCGAAGAGCTGGACGAAATCAAGCGCGGCGACCTGGTCTACGTCCGGGCGAAGCTCAGGAAGCCGGCCCAGGTAGAGAAGGCCATCAAACCGTTCCAGAGGTTCGCGCCGCCGAAGCCGTCGGTCGCGGGGTTCACGGAGCTGTTCGACGTGGAGGACCTGTGGAAGTGGGCGGAGAAGCGGAAGCCGATCGGCGTCGAGCCGAAGCTGAACGGGTTCCGGGCCATCGCCAGCAGACGGGGCGACAAGGTCGGGCTCTGGTTCGAGGGACAGCTGGGCAAGAACATCGTCGCGAAGATACCGGGAGCGGAGGACATGCTGTGGAAGGTGTCGGGCGACTGGGTGCTGGACGTGGACGTCGGCATCGAGAAGGGTGGGAAGCGCCTGCCTCGCCCGGACTTGACGACGCTGAACGCGGACCGGCCTAAGCTGGGTGACGGCGAGAAGGTAGTCATCACGGCATTCGACGTGCCATACCTGGACGAGGACCTGAGCGACCTGGCGTTCGA